CAACGTCTCCCGCCTGCGCGGCGACGTCTCGCACAGCCAACCGGAGGCCCCGCTCAAAGCTGCCCCGCTGGCACCGTCGATGCCCGAAGCATGGCTTGATTCAAAGGCCTCCCGCTGGAACCGTGACCGCCGCCGCATCTGGCGGGCCACCGTCAAGGAGCTGGACGGCCTCGGTATCCTCGCCCGGGCCGACCTCGAGGCCCTCAAGTCCTTCGTTGAGGCGGTAGTCCTGCGCGACCGCGTGACGGCCGAGCTCGACGGCCAGGAACTCATCCTCATCGACGACGAAGGCCGCGCCGCCCGCAACCCCAACCTCGTCACGCTGAACCAGGCCATCGCCACCGTCGACCGCCTCGCCCGCCAGCTCGGCTGCTCGCCGTCGGCCCGCCTGCGCATGCCCCGCCCCGAGGAACCCGACGAGGATCTGAGCCTGTGAGCGGACCCTACGTGCAGACAACCCCGCCGACAGGTCCCCGGCCGGAGCCCCCGGGACGGAGCCGGTTTGGCCCGATCGGCGACATACAGCTCAGGGCTGACTACAACGAGGACGGGAGCACTGCTCAGATCCACGTCCTCGCCGCCCCCAAGTTCGCCCGAGTCTCGCTGGAGATCCTTACTGGTGAGCATGGGCTCAAGATTCGGGGTGACACCATCAGTTTCGGGACCCCAGAGTCCGTTCACTACCGAGTCGTGGATTGGGACGGCAATGCCCACGCCTTGATCGTTGAGAAGGTGAGCCTTTGATCCCCCTGCCCGCCGTCTCCCCCGAAAGCCTCGAGCTCATCCGCCAGGCCAACCAGGGGCGCCTCGTGAGCTTCAAGGCGCAGGGCGTCAACGTAAACATCCCGTCCGCCCCAGCTCCGCTTGTGGAGCTGCTGATCGAAGCCGTCGCGGGCCCGGCCAGCTCCCCCGAGTGGCTAGCCTTCATGCACGCCTACGAGGAGCGCATCGCCGCCATGCTGGACGCCGTGGAGAGCCAAGTCGCCCGGGCGAAACTGACCGCCCCCGGCGCCGTGCCCAACGGCATCCCGAGAGACCTGCTGAGGCCGTAGATGGCCACTACCCCCATCATCGGCCAAGCCAGCGGTGTAGCCGTCGCAGCGGGCACCACGGCCACGTCCGACATCACGCTGACCGATGTCGCTGGTCGCAGCCTCGTCATCATCCTCTCAACCACCACCGCGAGCGGGGGCAACACCGTCCAGGTCACGATCAACGCCGTCACCGCCTCCGGCTACACCTATGCCCTGCTGGTCGGGATCGCCGTGGCTGCTGTTGCTGTCACCCCCTACCGGATTGGTCCCGGGTTCACTCCCTCGTCGAACGCCGTGAGCAATGACATGGTGCCCCGCAAGATCCAGATCGTCGCAACCGTCGTAGGCACCGTCGCCTACGGCATCGACTACTTTGTCGGAGCCTGAGCGATGGGCACCGGGACCCAGGACACGGCCGCTGCGGCAGGGCTCTCAGCGGGTCAGCATGCGGCAATCGACCACTCCGCAGTCACGGGTGTCCCGGCTGTCGGCATGACCTCAGCGCAACATGCCGCTGCTGACCACACGGGCCTGACCGGAATCCTGCAGGGGCTGCTCGTCGGCTCCGGTGTCCCTGCATCCGGGCTCGGCTCGAACGGAAACTTCTTTTTCCGCACCGACGGCGGGGTCGGGACGCACATCTATGTGAAGGCAGCCGGCGTTTGGGCGGGGCTTGTGTGAAACCCCGAAAGGAGACTTGAGTGCCAGTGGACAGAGCATTCGTGCAGAGCCAGATCGACGCCGCGGGCCCGGCCGGCCACCTTGTGGTCTCGTTCCGGGACTACCACACCCCCGTGCTGGACGACAGCGCCGAGGCTGTGAAGGATGACTTTGGCGAGACCGTCCATACCCATGATCCGCTCGGCCACGTCCGGGTAGTCTCCGGCTTCCCCGTGGCCCTCATCGACACCCATGTGGGCATCGGCGCGGCCCCCGGCAAGCCCATCGACAAACTGATCGCCTTCGCCGACATCGACCGCATCCACGCCGACGCTGGCGAGCTTCCGGCTGGCAACCTGGCCGCCGTGGACATCCCCGAGCCTGCCCCGCCAGAGCCCCCGGCCGAGGTATCCCCGGCATGACCGAGGAAATGGGCGCTGTCGCCGAGGCCGAGTGGCTCGCCACCGTGGAAGCCGTCATCACCCGCCGCTCGCAGTGCCCTGACCACGGCTTCGGCACGGAGGATCCCGAGTACCCCGGAACCTGTCGTTGCGGGCAGTCCCTGGTTGCTGTCAAGCCCGTGCAGGTCGACATGGGCGTGCTCAGCGGCATGACCCGGCCCTGCCCCACCTGCGGCTACACCAATGACCCCCGGCGGGATACCTGCAAGCGGTGTGAGGTGCCCATCGCCGAAGTCGAGCCCACGGAGACCGCCGACCGCAGCATGCTCGGCCAGATCGCCGACGCCTGGCGGCGCGGCTGGGAAAGGAGCTAGTCCATGCCTTCGACGGTCGTTACCCGCAAGGGCAGGGAGATTTTCACCGGTCGCATGATCGGTTCGTCCCCCACCCAAGCCGAGCCCAAGATCCTCGCCTGGGGCCTCGACCCCGCTGACGCCTACGCCGCGGCGAACACCGACGTGGCGCTGTTTACCGAGTCGGCTGAGGCCCGGGTGACCGGCACATCCAGCCAGGTCACGACGACGACGACCAACGATTCCTACAGGGTCACGGGCACCATGACGGCCACCGCGGGAAGGGTCATCACCGAAGCCGCTCTGTACGACTCAACCACCCAGCCGGCCGCCGCTGCGGTAGCCGCTGGCGGCGTCGTCGGTTCGGCTGTCTCCACCACCCTCAATACTGCGGCAACTTTCACCCCGGGCAACAACAACTATATTCAGATCCGCACCGAGGTTATGCAGGTCACGGCCGGCTCAGGCTCCACCGCTCTGACCGTCACGCGGGCGCAGAACGGCTCGAGTGCCATCTCGTCCATTGCCGCTGCTGACAACGTGGCCCCCGGCAACCCGCCGGGCCAGACCGGCATCACCGGGGGAAGCATGCTGGCCAAATCGGACTTTGCGGCGATTAACCTGAACACATCGGACTCGGTGGCCTTCACGTGGACCATATCGGTCTCCTAACCGATGCCCATCACCGCCAACGGGACGCTCAAGTCGAGCACGGGCACAGCCACCACGACGCTCACCCTCACCGCGACGTCGGCCATCGGCGACATGCGGATCTTCTATTCCAAGGTGGCTTCGAACACGATCACTGTCTCCTCACTCTCGGGCGGCAACGCGACAACGTGGACTCGGATGGCCGGTCCGAACGTCGATACGAATGCCACGCCGGCTGGTCACGAGATGTGGCTCGGAGTCTGCACGTCGGTAGGAACGACCACTATCACAGTCACATGGTCGGCAGCGGTCACGGGACTCGCCATCGACCTCAACTGCCAGACCTTCAGCTTTGGCAACGCCTCGACGCTGTGGAGCAAGGACGGTGCCCAGAGCGGTTTCCTGAACAACGCCTCATCGACCACGATCACCTACCCGTCACTCACGGCCCAGAACGGGGGGGAGCTAGCCGTGTATCGCAGCCGGGATCCCACCGGTGGAACCTACGGCACCCCGACCGGCGGGGGGTTCACCTGGGTAACGCAGACCGACGCAAACGGCAATGCCTTCGTCTATTCGCTGAGCACCGTCCCCGGCACGGTGGCACCCACCCAGACATCGACGGCGACGCTCTCGTACGCCATCGGCGTGCTCATCCTCGTCTCGGCGCCCCCGAACCTGCGGGGTCATCCCAGTGGGCTCCGTCAAGCCGTCAACCGATCCGCAACCTACTAAGGAGGGACCAAGATGGCACTGCCGACCATCGAAGAACTCGCCGCCGACGTGAGCCTGAACCTTCGGGTTTCCTATCACGGCGGCGAGCGGGATTTCGTCGTGGTGGGGACCCTGACCGCCGTTCCGATGCTGCTTGAACTGACCTATACGAGCGGCGATATGGAGCTTTCCTACTCGGACCTCATCGACGCTGAAGTGACCACGGACGACATCACCGATCCCGAACCGCTCTAAATGGCCCGCCACTTCAACGGCTGGACGCAGGCAGCATCTGCTGCCATTGGGCCTGCCCTGTCCGCTACCAACCGTGCCACCGTCGCCTTCTGGATGTGGGCCGAGAGCTACACCGACCCCGACGACCAGATGCTTTTCGAGACCGGCGCGCAGTACGACCTGCTCACCACGCTCGGGTTCGCCCTCTACTCCAATACTGCGGACACGTGGATGACGCTGAGAACGTTAGGCGCCGACAGCACCTTTTCCACGGCCACCTTTGACCGGCCCCCAACCGGCGTCTGGGCACACTGGGTATTCGTTGTCAACAGGGCTCAGATACCACCGTTCAGTCTCGGCCCGGTCTACATCGACGGCATGGTCCAAACCCTGACCCTGACTCCGGGCGGCACCAGTGACAACTTCCCGAACCAGGATTTCTACGTGATGGCCCGCACCACCAACTTTGCCCACATGGCAGCCAACCTGTTCGACCTGGCCATCTGGTCATGGGTGCTAAACGCCGACGAGGTGACGTCGCTGGCCAACAAGTCCTGCCGGCCCGATCAGGTTCAGGCTAACAATCTCATCAGCTACTGGCCCTTGGAAGGGTTCGTCTCTCCCGAGCCGGCCTGCGGGGGGACCACCGGGGACCTGACCCTCGTGGGATCGCCGCCACAGATCAACGACCCGCCCGGATTCGCCATTGCGTTCACGTAGGAGACCACGGTGAGCAGGCTCTACAAGATCGGCAACTACGCCATGGTGACGACCGCCGCGCCGGTCAAGGTGACGACGGGCACCACGATCAAAACCATGCTGCAGGTCCAAACGTCAGCCGCCACCCCGCTCATCGTCGTGGAATGGGGCATCGACTTCGACGGCTCGGCCCTCGCCACCCCTGGCGCCGTGGAACTGGTCGACACCTTCGCCATCCCTGCTACCGCCCTGACGGCGCACGTTGCCGCCGGAGTGCAACCGTTCAACGAGGCCACTCAGAGTGCCCTCGACGTGGTACTGGGGACGGGTGCCACCGGCTACTCCTCCGGTGCTCCCACAGAGGGCACGATCACCCAGACGAGGACCCTGGACGCCCACCTGATCGACCCCGTGAACAACTGGTCGATTCAGTGGCCGCTTGATCGCGAGCCCGAGCTCGCTGTGTCTCGCAATCTCCGGATCCGGGTGACCTTCGGCACAGCCATCAACTGCCTCTGCTACGTCATCGTCGGCCCGAGCTAACCCGTGCCCCGCTTCGGGCGCTCCACCCCGATTCGCCGCCAGCGTCGGCGGCAGATCGTCATCCAGCCGATCCCTGTTACGGCTTCCGTGGGGGCAATGCAGTCCGTGGGATCAAGCGGACTGGCAACCATCTCCGTTACCCCGACGGCCATTGGCAACGCATGGTTCATCCTCGTCAGGATTGCAACCGGCTCGCCGATCTCCGTCACTGGCATGTCGGGCGGGGGTGCCACGTGGGCTCGCCGAGCCGGTCCGTTCTACGACGGCTCGGCGAACACCGATGAGGAGATATGGGTCGGCACCATCACGATTCTCGGAGCTTCAACGATCACCGTCACCTACTCGGGGAACGTCTCGGCAGTGCTGTGCCAGTTCGATGTCCAGGAGTTCTCCAGCATTTACGGGGCGAGCACTTCCTGGCTGGCCGACACCTCCGGTACCCTCAACAACCCGTCATCCACCAACGTCTTCTATCCCTCACTGAGCCCGGCTGGCCCCGGTGCCGAGTTGTACTTCGGCTACGCCCGGCCTGCGTCGGTGAACTTCACTGGCACGCCGATGACAGGGGTTGTCTACACGTCGGACGTCTCCAACAACATCATCGCATGGGCTACGAACGTCACCGGAACGCTCCAACCCGCCGGCACAGCGCCGTCGGCGACGATCTCGTACACCATTGCCGTTCTCACCCGGCCCGCAGCCCCAAGTTCGATGAACTTTACAGTCTCCCTCGTCACGGTCCCGGTTGTGACCAGGCAGGCGGGAGTGGTCCGCTCGGCAACGGCTACGACCACGCCGACCCTTCCCCGATCAGTCGGCGTGGGCCGCAGTGTCTCTCTGACCGGTTCCCCATCGCTGTCCCGGGGAATGGGGGTAGCGAGGTCGGCGGCGGTCAGCACAGCACCAAGCGTGAGGAGATCAGTCGCACATCTGCTGCCGCTCGCCGTCGTCTCTGCGGTGGTGCTGAGCAAGCAGGCCACGAAGGCGCTGACGAGCAGTGTCACATCGCTGGCTGTCCTGACCAGAGGACTGCAAAAGACCCTGTCGGGCGCCGTCACAGCAGCTCCAAGCATCGCCCGACAGGTAGGCGCGTCCCGATCGGTCTCGCTAACGGCGGCACCGACGATCGGCAGGCAGTCCACCAAAGCAATCACCCGAACTCTCACGTTGGTGGCCTCGCTGACCCGTGGCATGGGCAAGACGCTGGCAGGCAGCTTCACCACAGCGCCGAGCCTCACCAAGCAACCGGGGGCCATTCGCAGCGTGGCGCTGACCGCGCTGGGCGCTCTCAGCCGGGCCGCCGGCGTGTCGAAATCGTCAGCCGTGTCGTCCATCCCGGTTGTGGGGAAGGTCACATCTCATGCAGCCTCGGCTGGCCTAACGACGTCGCCGACGGTCACCCACCCCTCGGCCCGAACGTTGACGGCAGCGGTCTCGAGCGCGGTGAGCGTCGTCAGGCAGTCCGTGGTCAGTAAGTCGGCCTCACTGACCACCGCCGCCGTGCTCGGTCGGCAGGCGGTCCGGACGCTCACCGCCAGCCTCACGGCTTCCCCGGCACTCGCCCAGGCGGTATCAAGAACCCTCAGCACAACCGCTGCTGTCGCTGCCGGGCTATCCCGGGGAGTCAGCCTCGCCCGGAGCGGTGCGCTATCCGTGACGGGCGCTCTCGGCAGGTCGGCAGGGCTCTCACGCTCGGCAGCGGTCTCTTCCGGGGCCACACTGGGCAGACAGACGGGCAAGATGCTCTTGGCCCCCGTTACCGCCGCTCCCGTGCTCGCCCAGGCAATCCCCAGGACGTTCACGGCTGCGTTGGGGAGTGCCGCCAGCATGACGAGAGGAATGGCCAAGACTCTGGCCGCTGCCGTCTCGGCCGCCCCCGTTCTCAATCGCTTTCAAGGCAAGAGATTCGGCCTCAGCGTTACGGTCTCGCCAAGCCTGCACGCTGCGTTTGCCCGGCTGCTCGAGCTCATTCTCGGCTCGCCGCTGGTTGCATGGATGTCCGGCCGGCCCGAGAACCGCTGGGTAGCCGGTGCGCTACTGCGGGCTTGGCGGGCGGCGCAGGCCTTCACCGGCTGGCACACTGATCCCGGCAGCCGACGATGGAAAGGAGGTCCTCCGCAGTGACTAACCTCGCCCTCCGCATATCCGTGCAGTCGACCGAGTATGTCAAGGTCCCTGTGTCGGCCCGCTCAGCCGGTGCCTGGGTGAACCCCACATCCGACGTCGTGGCAATGGCGCTGCCCTACCGCGGCGTGGCCCCCGTTTCTGGCGACTGGCACACGGCAAGCTGGGAGACCGACTCAACCCAGAGCCCGGCCACCTACTATGCCCGCCTGCTGGTGGGCCCGGGCGGCACCGCCTACCTGCCCGGCGACTACGACGTCTACGTGAAGATCACCGACAATCCCGAAATCCCGGTCCTGCTGTCGGGCGAGCTCGTCTTTTACTGAGCCTCCCGTCTACCGTGGGTTGACTCTTGGCACATGGAGACCCGCTACAACGAGGCCCGCGCCGAGCACACCGTTGATTTCTTCCGCAAGCACCTCAAGCACACAAAGGGCCGCTGGCGGGGGGCACCGTTCATCCTGGAGGACTGGCAGGCCGACGACATCATCCGCCCGCTGTTCGGTATGGAGCGCCTCACCGACGAGGGGCTGTGGGTGCGCCAGTTCCGCAAGGCGTACATCGAGCTCCCCAAGAAGACGGGGAAGTCCGAGCTCGGCGCCGGGATCGCCGTCTATGCCCTCTACGCCGACGGCGAGGGGGGCCCGGAAGTCTTCAGCGTAGCGTGCGACAAGAAGCAAGCCGGCTACGTGTTCAACGTGGCAGGAGACATGGTGGAGCAGAACCCTGTTCTGCGGAAGCGCTCCACGGTCAACCGCTCCCGCATCGCTCACCACGGCGTCATCTGGGACCGCCGCGGGAACGGCGTCTACAAGGTGCTTCCTGCCGACGTCCCCAGCATCGACGGTATCAACCCGTCCGTGGTCATCCTTGACGAGCTCCACCGCCAGCCCGCCAGGGAGCTCGCCGACCTTCTCGACCAGTCTTTCGGCGCCCGAGACGAGCCGCTCTACGTCATCCTCACCACCGCCGGTTTTGACGAACCGGGACATGTCCAGTGGGAACTCCACAACTATGCCCTAGACGTCGTTCGAGGCGTCATCGAAGATCCTTACCTTTTCGTCTACATGAGATTCTGCTCGCCCGAAGAGACCGAAGGCGACAAGTGGCGTGACGAGAAGCTCTGGCGAAGAGTCAACCCAGCGTTGACGAGCTTCAACCCCCGGGCGATTGACGAGATGCGCAGGGTAGCCGCCGAAGCCGCCCGCTCGCCGGCCAAGATTGTCCTGTTCAAGCGGCTGTACCTGAATGTCCACCTTCCCCGGGCGGCCGAGCGCACCGACAAGCTGGTCACGCTCGAGGCGTGGGACCAGGCCGCCGGCGTCCGCAAGGATCTCGACGAGCTGGCCGGCCGCACCTGCTACGGGGGACTTGACCTCGCCGGCAGCGTCGATGTGAACGCCCTGATCGGCCTCTTCCCCAACGAGCCCGGCACCTGCCCCGAGCCCGGCTGCCAGGGGTCCAAGGAGACCTGCTACCACTTGCTGGCCCGCTTCTGGGTGCCCGAGGAGGCTTTCGGCGAACAGGCCCGGGAGTGGGCCAAGCCGCTCAAGGAGCAATTGGCCAACTGGGGCCGCGAGGGGTGGCTGACCGTCCTGCCCGGCCGGGTGATCGACGACCGGGACATCCAGAGCGAGATCGACCTGTGGGCCCGGACGGTCAACCTCGTGCGGCTGGCAAAGGACCCCTGGCAGTCCAAGCAGCTCGGCGTGCTGCTGCGGGAGGAGTACGACCAGCTCGACGTCTACGACCTGGCTCAGACCTTCGCCAAGCTGGGGGAGCCGACCGACCTGTTCATCCGGCTTGCCCTCGCCGGGCGCATCCACCATGGCGGCAATCCTGTCCTGCGCTGGATGGTGGGCAACGCCATCGCCGCCAAGGATTCCGGTGGCAACCAGAAGCCCGACCGCAAACGTAGCGCGGGCAAGATAGACGGCGTGGCGGCAACGGTGAACGCCCTCGCCGCAGCGACGAAGCCTGACGAGGAAGATTCGGTGTGGGCGATGGCAATCCGACACTAAGCCTTTCATTCACACGCGCTCTGGTTAATTCCCTTGGACAGATGTAGGTAGTAGGGTCCAAAGAAGTAAGAGAAGGTGTAGCTCTAAGAGCTACGTATGTATCTCCGCCTCGGCTGATGGCCACTCGGGTCCCTCTTGGAGGACTTCGGCGGGCGGGTAACCGATGATGCTCGGCCCCTCAGTCGCCGCCGATCTGCTCCTCACGCACCTTCGACGTGTCTGTCCGGTAGTGCGAACCCCCACCCTTTA